TGGCACGCTGCGGACAAGTGGTCGGACATGGCAGTCCTGCGGAGCATCCCGCGAATGAAGTAGAGCGATTCGACAATCCGAACGGCTGCGTGGGTTGGGTGAACCTATGGCACGCAGACGCATGACCCACGACCAGAAGGGATCGTGACGAAAGTGGGTAGGCCAGCCGCAAGCGACAGGGCCAAGTCACGCGGACAGCAGGATGTCCGATAAGCAGGTCGCATGCCTCCGCCCCTGCGGCAAGGAGGACACCCCTACGTCCTAACTGACAGTGGGCAGGTGGCGGCTAACCCTAGCCTTCGGGCTGGGGATAGTCGCCGTCCACCCGCAGCGAGCCTTCAAACAGTGAGCAGATTGATTTGTTTCAGCGCTTGAAGAGGCGCTTTGATTGGAGAGTTGTGTGTCCAACATTCACAAGGGAGTCATCGTCGTGGGATTCATCGGCCAAGCATTGGCGGGGTTCTTGCAGGAGAACCGGGAGTTGGTGGAAGCCGCCAAGAGGCTGGGCGGTCTGGCAGCCTGCCGAAAGGAGACGCACGAGCACAGCGTGGACTTGAACACGACAGAGGAGTCGTATCGGTACGTCATCGAGTTTGCCACAGAGGAGGACGCAGAGGCGTTTACCCATGCCGTGCGGGACATCGTGAGCCTGACGACGGAGAGGGGGGATGAGTGATGCCCGTAAAGAACTGGCGGCCTTTGCGGCGGAGTACGGCTTCTGCGCTGTGTGCTGGGGGCGGGAGTCGCTGCACATCCACCACCTGCAACAAGGGGCGGGCCGCTCCCACGACCGACGCAACCTCCTGCGTCTCTGCATGTGGTGCCACGAGGGGTTGCACTTCGGGGGCAAGAACAACCTCACCAAAGGGATGCTGCTCACCGCAAAGAGAGAAGTTGACGACGCCCACTACGACCCGGCGTTCCTGGCTTCGCTCCGCCTCAAGAAACATCTGGGCTACGGCCCGGAGCGGTATCCGGTGCGTGTGTTCGTATTTCGTCGGCGGAACGGGATCCCAAAGGAGTTGAAGGATATGGCAATCAACAGCAGGCAGAAGGGAAAGCGTGGCGAGTTGGAGGCGGCGTCCGAATGGAACCGGCTGGTTCCATGGGCCGGAGCCCGCCGCTCGCAGCAGCACAGCGGCACGGAGTCGGCCAGCGATCTCCTGTCTCCTGGCACTCCGCACCTGTGGCTGGAGGTAAAGCGGGTGGAGCGCGGGCTGAACCTCCACGCCGTCATGGAGAAGTCCCGTGAGCAGTGCGGCGAACTCTGCCCGGTGGTGCTGCACCGGCAGAACGACAAGGAGTGGCTTGTGACCCTTCCGTTGGAGCAGATCAAGCGATTCGTGCAGCAGGTGCAGGGGGCCATGTGATGAACGCCAGAGTGATCGACTGGGATGGAGACGACGGCGAGGAGGAGGAAATCCACAGCCCGATCCCGGACAAGGACGGCTGGGTCGCTCTCAGGGAAGGAAAGAACGATGCGGGTAACGCTGGAGTGGTTCGAGGTGAGCCGGGCAGCACTCGTGGGAGTAAGCCGAAACGTGGAGGCTCTGCGAAAGGGTCTGCAAAACGCCCGTCCCACAAACGAAAACGAGTGGCACGTTCACATTCTCGGCGCGCTCGGTGAGTGTGCGTTCGCGAAGGCGACCAATCGCTACTGGAACGGCAGTGTCAACACCTTCAAGTCTGGTGGTGATGTCGGTGAACGCATCCAGGTCCGCACGCGATCCAAGCATTCCTATGACCTTATCGTCCGATCCGGAGACAGGGACAGTGACGTGTTCGTACTGGTCACGGGAGGCCCGCACGAGTTCACCATTCACGGCTGGATGCCTGCGGCGGAGGCGAAGCAGCCAAAGTTCAAGGCCAACTACGGTGGCTACGGGGAAGCGTATTTCGTCCCGCAGTCGGCGTTGCGTCCGATAGACCCATTTGTGTGCAAGGAGTGCTGACCATGAACGCCACGACCATGCAGACGTATACCGGGAAACTGATCGACCTCGCGAACTTCAGCGAGGAGGACGTCCGCCTGCCCGACATCTCCCACGCCCTGTCTCTCATCAGCCGATTCACGGGCCACAGCAAGTGCCCGTACAGCGTGGCCCAGCACAGCGTCATGGTGAGCCGCTTGACGCTGCCAGAGAACGCGCTGTGGGGGCTTCTGCATGATGCCAGCGAGGCGTACTTGGGAGACGTAGCCACGCCGCTGAAGAACCTACTGCCCGGCTACCGGGAACTGGAGGAGCGGGTGCAGCAGACGATAGCCCGCGTGTTTCGGCTGTCGTGGCCGATGCCGCCCGACGTAAAGCAGGCAGACCTGCGGGCGTTGATGGCGGAGAAGCGCGATTTGATCTCCTGCTCGCACGACTGGGGGATCGACGTAGAGCCTGCGTGCGGGCCAGTGAATCCGTATTCCTGGACGCAAGCAAAGGAGTTGTTTGAGGCCCGATTCAAGGAGTTAGTCAAGTGATAAATCCAGTGACAAAAGTAACTGAGGACAGGTCAGTCAGGTACGCCAGCGGTGCCGTTCGGTCGAGCGATGCGGAGGCGACGAGGTACGACCTCATCACGCCCATCGGTCTGGCGGCGGTGGCGGCAGCGTGTGCGGAAGGAGCCGCGAAGTATGGGGGGCGACTGAGCGTGCCGGAATGTCTCAACGAGTGCCTCCGAGATACATACCTCTTTCTGGCGGGAGATAGGAATGCCGACCATCTGGCAAACGCTGCGGTTGCAGTCCTGCACGCCATTCAGGAGAACAGCCGTGTCGAGAAAGAAATGCACGAAGTGCGGTTGTTTCGTTATGACCTGATTCCACCGAAGGGCATTGAGGCAGTGGCAATCGCCTGTGCAGAAGGTGCCGCCAAGTACAGTCCCTATAACTGGGAAGCCGGGATGGGTGCAGCCGACATACTGAATCATGCCATTCGCCACGTATTCAAGTTCCTGGACGGCGACAGGAGCGAAGACCATCTGGGCCATGCGGCGTGGAACTTCATGGCAGCGATTCATTCGTTGGAGTTGTGGCCGGAACTCAACGAAGGTTCATTTCGTACCGGCTATTGTGAGGCACCGACAAACTAATGATCGCCGTCGCCGTAAAGGACTACGACGACGAGAACATCGTTGAGGATTGCGAGGCCGGTTGGGGTAGGTTCTGCGCAGAGGTTCTCGTTCGCACGCATTATCACGTTCGGGAGTTGTGTCGCCGGCACCGCCGGCTGGGGTACGCCCAGATGCTGCCGTCAAGCCGGAAGGAGTGGGAGACGCTCCGCCGGCAGGTGGCGGCCTATCGTTGGGCGTTTGAGGGCACGGGCGGCCTGTTCACGTTCGACCAGACGTGCCTGGATTTGCGGCTGGACCCCGCTTTAGTCAGGCGAAAACTGTTGTCCCTGTGCCGTCCCGAGCGGGACATAAATCTTCTGGTGGCATGGGCGGCCCGCCAGAAGGAGAAGGCAAATGGCAACTGTCGCGGACAAGGTGAGGATGATCGTCGAGTGGGCTCCGGCCTTGTCGATGCTGTCCGAGATTTCCGCAGCCGACACGGCGAAAGAGCGGGCCGCAGGGGCGCTCAAACTCATGCGGTTTGTCGCTACCAAGACGGCGACTCCCATCGACGATGACCTCTGCGAGCGGGTAGAGGCGTGCCTGTTGAGCCCGCAGGGCGAGGAGTTGTTCCGGTACATCGTGGCTGTCGTGACGGCGGTGTCGCAGGCGGAGATCGACGGATGACGCTGTACTTGGTGGCCGCCGTCGCATTTGCCGTCGCCGCTGGCGCGGCGGCATTCCCGCACCTGACGGCCGCCCGGTCGCCCGGAGTCTCGCCGTCAGACCGGGCCGGCTGGGTGAATCGCCTCTTCGTTCTGGCCGTCCAGGCGGAAGAGGCCGGCGAGACTCCGGTGGCGACTGCGGCCCGAGCGCTGATCGCCGCCCTGGTCGCAGAGAAGGAACTCCCGAAGAAAGCGCGGTAGTTCATGGCACGGACGGTCGCAATCTGGGCGGGCCTGCTGATTGGCATTGGGGCCATGACGGTTACCGTCCTGCCCCGCAGGCCAGTCGTGGCTCCGGTTGTGCCGCAGCCTGCTGGCGTCCTGGCTGGCGTCAGTGCCGCCGATGCCGCGATCCTGCGTGACTTTCATGCGGCAGTGGCGGACATCGTGGTGCGGGACGGGTCGGCCAAGCAGCCGGTCTGCAAGACGCTGTTCGACCTGCGGGCACGGTACAAGCACGCCCTGTCGATGGCTTTTGAGAACACGGGGATGGTGGGCCGGTATGCCGGGCTAGGCCAGCGGCTCGACGAGTACCTGCTCCTGGCTGTGGGCGACAAGGACTTGCCGCTCACGCCGGAACTCAGGCAGTCAGCGGCTCGGGCTTTTGCAGCGATCAAATAGGTGAGGCATGGAAGACTTCTTCGCCTCGCCAGAGGACATCGCTCGGGCGTACAACGAAGGGCTCGTGGGTTCGTACTGCGACCCCGACGCCACCGCCCGGCTGCTGCGGTCGCTGCCCATGCCGCTGTTTGGCAGCACGCTGGCCGAAAGCGGGGCTGGCAAACTGTCGCTTGCCTTCAAGTCGGTCGTTCACTGGGAGACGGCGACCGGCCGCAAGCCATACGACGAGACGCAAACGACGGGCGATTGCGTGAGCCATGCCGTGCGTGGCGGGGCAGATGTTGCTCGGGGCAACGACCCTGACCTGCACTCGACAGAGGACTGGGTGGACCGGACGGCGACGGAGCCGCTGTACGGCGCTCGTGGTCACGGCGGTCAGGGTGCCACCTGCTCCCGCATCGTGGAGTGGGCGCACAAGACTGGCGGGCTGATGCTCCGCAAGAAGTATGACGCGCTCGGGCTCGACCTCACGGAATACAACGCAGCGGTGGGGATGCGGTGGGGTTCGCGGGGCGTCCCCTCAGAGGTGACCAGTGAGGCAAAGAAGCACCACATCGGGACGATCAGTCTGGTGACGACGTGGCAGCAGGCGCGGGACGCAATCGCCAATGGGTACGGGCTGGTGTGCTGCTCAGACGTGGGGTTCGCCGGGATGAGGCGGAACTCGGAGGGCATGATCCGCCCGTCCGGAACATGGCACCACGCGATGCAGTGGCACGCAGCCGACGACACCCGCCCCAATGACTGCCGCTTCTGCGTGCAGAACTCGTGGGGCTGGAACGCTCACACCGGCCCGAAGGTTCACGACCAGCCGGAGGGGTCTTTCTGGATTGACCAGCAGACGGCCCAGCGAATGATCTCGCAGGGCGGGACGTATGCCGTGTCCAACGTGCTGGGGTTCCCCAAGCGGATGCTCAAGGACTGGGGCGCAAAGGAGATTCTGGGGTGAAGATTACGGCCGCCACCGTTGCGGTGTGGCTGGCGTTCGCCCCAGCCTCCGCGCCTGTTCCTCCCGCGCCGCCGGCAGTGAAATGCTGTGGTAAGTGCAACGGCACCGGCATGGTGCCGACGGGAGACGGGATCACGCGGGTGTGGTGCGAATGCCCGGCGACGTGTCCGTGTGCGAAGAACCGGCCGAAGCCGCAGCGATGCGTCAATGGCTCGTGCGAGAGGCAGCCATGAGGGCCGACGAACTGTGCGACCACGTCCGCCGCCGCCTTCCGGTTCGCGCCCGCCTCGTCGGCAAGGAGCGGCTGAACGACCTCGTGCTGATCGCCGTCACGGAGTGGCCCATTGAGCCGCTTCTCGCTGCCGGCAGGGGATCGGTCGAGGAGGAGAAGATCCTGGACGCAACCACCAAGAGAGTGACAGCCACCTACGAGGCGCTGCGTGGCGGCGAGCAGACCTACGGCTTCTTCTGGACGCTGATCCTGTCGGCCGCCATCTCGGCCATCGTGCAGCACATCCTGGAGTGGTGGCTATCCAGAGCGGCGAACCGCGTGAAACTGGCGGGGTGGCAGTGGGCAGCAAGAGGTGAGCCGTGAGTAGTGCGGACATGTACGAGACAGCGTTGCGGATGTGGGAGCGGTATGGGTTTGGGCTCATGCTGGCGACCTGCGTGCTGTGGTTTGTGCGAGTGGACATCGTGCTGCCGATGGTAGAGGCGCACCAAGCGTTTCTCCGGGAGATGTCCCTGACCCAGCGGGACATAGCCGAAGCCGTTCACGAACAGACGCGGCTGCTCTACGCCTTGCAGCCGAAGGTGGCCGCAGCGAATGGAGTGGACGAGGGAAGGAACTGACATGATCGAGCACATCCTCCTCACGCTGCTGATGATCGCAGTGTTCGTCCTCGCACTCCGGGCCAGATGAAATGTCAATGAACAATCGGCTACTGCGGCCCAGAGCCAGCGGATTTGACCCGCGATCAATCCCGAATCTGGGCATGTGGCTGGACGCGAGCAACGACGGCAGCCTGACGCTCAACGGGAACACCGTCAGCGAGTGGCGCGACCTGTCGGGCAACGGGCGGCACGTCGCGCAGGCGACCCCAGCGTCGCAGCCGAATGCGGTGAACCGCACGCAGAACGGCCGGCGCGTCTTGGACTACACGGGCGGCCAAGAGATGCTCGGCAACGCCGCGACGCTGGGGTTTCTGCGAAACGTGAGCGGGGCGACGATCATCGCGGCCGTCAAATGGGACGCGCTGTCAACGATTTCACTGGGCTATACGGCCGTAATCTTTTCGTCTGGAGCCAATTCCACGCAGGCCCGCGCGGCTCTCGGTTCTGTTGCTCCGGTCGTAAGCAGCCTGTCCGGTGGTGGCCGCCGAGTGGACGCCGATTCATTCAACCGCGTCAACGGCACAGGCACGACCAATCCAAGGATCGCGTCTGCCGTGTTCGACTACGCCAACTCGGACGCATTCATCTACGCCGAAAGTTCTCTCGCTGGCAGCAACACGTCGTTCCAGACCACCGGTAACACCTCCGACACCGATAGCCTGGCCGTCTCTGTCGGCGGCGGCAACGGCGCGAACCTGCTGGACGGCTGGATCGGCGAGGTGCTGGTGTGGCCCCGCGTGCTCACCGACGCCCAGCGGTTGCAGGTTGAGCGTTACCTTGGGCGCAAGTGGGGCATCACCGTTGCCCCGCAGGTCAGCAACACCGATGCCCAAGACTGGGTGAACCGCGTCTACGCCAACGGCGGCACCGTCTCGTCCACTACGGCGACGGCGGTGAATACGTTCTGCAACGCCATCGACGCGGCGGGGTTGAGGGACCGCTTCTACCGGCTCAACCTGTTCTGCGGCACTGCTGACGCCTCACTGATTGCCGTCCGAACGCCTCTCTATCGCGGGCAGTCGCTGGGCGGCACGCAGTTTGGCAACACGCTGGATACCAACGTCAACTTCGCCATCACTGACTACGCGGAGACGGGCGCGAGCGGCGGACTCTTGGGCGACGGCACCAGTAAGTACCTGTCTACTGGACTGACGCCAGCCGCGATCCCTGAGATTGCAACAGGTCACCTGTCGGCATACATCCCGTCGCTTACTCCTGGCAGTAGCCGCTCGTTGCTGGGTGCAGCGAGCGGGTCGCAACGGTTTGAGATTTTTCAGCGATTGACCGGCGGCAACTTAGTGCAGTTCCGCGCCATGTGGGGCGGAACTGTAAGCAGCGACGACACGTTCGGGGCCGGTGTAACGACCCTCCCAGGCGGACTGTGGACGAGCACTCGGACGAGCAGCATTGCGATTACGACGTACAACAATGCCACCAGCAAGGTGACAGGAACAACCAGCACAACGCCGGCAACACACGCAAATGGCTGGTTTGTCTATGCCACCAATTCAGCGGGAACGGCGGCATCTTTTGCTAACCACAGGATCCTTTCGTACAGCATCGGCGCAGGTATGACCGCGCAGCAAGTCTCTGACTACAACGCGGCCATACAAGCGTTCCAGGCCGCCATGGGACGCGACGCATGACCCTCTCCGAAATTGACATCCCGCCGTCCGTAGAGTTCTGCCAGAACCATGCACTGGTGTTCTCGCCGCAACTGGCCCAGCGGCTCGCGGAACTGCACGCCACGTACGGCAGACCGGACTGCATCGCCATGCCGCGACAGATGACAGACGGCCGGCTCATGCTCCCGGCCACGCTTCTCTATGCGATCCAGCCGGGTGGATGGCTGCATGAGATGTGGGAAGCGGCAGACAAGGCCACGCTCCTGGCGAGCGTCGCAGTGATTCCATGGGCCGACGCCGTCGCGATGCTGCCGGCGGAGGGGGAGTAGCGGCCTATCCACTTGGGCCGCATGCGTCAGAGTGCAGGTATGCACCTGACAGCAGAGCAGCAGCGGCTTGCCGAGCAAGCGATGGAGATTGTGCCGAAGGCGATTGCAGCCTTCCGTCGCAGGTATCCATCCCTGCGCAGGCAGGCGAACGCAATAGACGCGACGAGCGTGGCGTATCTGGCTATCTGCAAGGCGGCCGTTACGTACGACCCAGCCAAGTCAAAGGTGACGACCTACTTCTCGATGGCAATCCGCAACGCCTTGCTCAAGGAGATCGACCGCAACCGGCGACTGCGGTATGACTCGCCGGATCGAGTCTCGATGGAGGTTGCGGAGGCTGTGGCCGCAGGCAAGCAGCGCGTCCTGTCCACGAAAATCCAGGCGGCGATTGCCCGGCTCCCCGCCAAGTCCCGCAGGCTGATCCACTTGCGTTTCTTTCGCGGACTCAGCCTGCGGGAGATTGGCGAGCAGGTGGGTTGCGACCCTCGCACTATCCAGCGCCGACTCGCCGTCGCTTTGGGCTGTCTGGAAACGCTTTTGCAAAGCGAACCGCTTGTGCCTTGAGCGCCCGGCTGATGGAGTTGATGTTCCACTTGTAGCCATTCGGCCTGCTGACTCTGTAGTACGCCATGGTCAGCCGCTCCAGCGACCAGCCGGCCGCTCGCCTCTGGGCCATCTCCTCGACCATCGCACGCTCCTCCGGGTCGGGCAGGTAGTAAGAGTCCTTCCCTTTGCCGCACTTCTTCCAGCCGATGGGGGCATGGCGACCGTGCGGCTTGCCGGCCCGGCGCTTCGCACGCAGGCTGTCTCGGGTTCGCTGTCGGATGA